CGCGAACATTCTTGACGAAAGAAAACAATTAGTAGCCCTAGCGTTTCAGCCATACATCTCTGCAATAGAACAGCGTTTAAGCATGGATGACATTTCTACGGCTGGACACTATGTAAAGTTTGATCTCGATTCAAGTTTTCTACGCGTTGAGCCTATGGAGCGTTTGCTGGTACTTGAAAAGATGTTAGCACTTGGTTTGATTACAAAAGAACAAGCAATGCAGATGGAAGATCTAACACCTAATGGAAGTGAAGGCTAATGGAAACCTTATATATTGAAGCCACAATGATTGAGTGCAATGAAGAAAAGCGCGAGATCACAGGCAAGATAGTGCCCTTTGGCATTGATGAAATTGGTATGACTAATCTTGGATCTTATGTTTTTGAGGCAGGATCTATTGAGATTGCTGATGCTACAAAGATCAAATTGTTATCACAGCATGACATGAAAAAGCCTGTAGGTCGCATGGTGTCATCTGAGGAAAAAGAAGATGGAATTTATGCAACCTTCAAGCTAAGTCGCTCACAGGCTGGTACAGATGCCCTAATTATGGCAAGCGAAAATTTGGTTGCAGGTTTGAGCATAGGCGCAGAAATCGTTGCATCGAAACCATCACGCAACGGTTACACAGTTGTCACGGCGGCTAAATTAAAAGAAGTTTCTTTAGTAACAGAGCCAGCCTTTAAGTCTGCTCAGGTACTAGAGATCGCGGCAGAGGAAGTAATCCCTGACGAAGTAATCCCAACTACAGAAAGCGAGACAGTCGTGGAAGAAACCACTACAGTTGAAGCACCATCAGTAGAAGCTGCAGCTGTTGAGGCTGCTCGCCCTACTGTTACAGCGATGTACTACACATCTCCAAGAATCGAAGTTACAAAGCGCAATTACTTGGAAAACACACTAAAGGCTAACCTCTTTGGTGATGATGAATCTCGTCAATGGCTTCGCGCTGCTGACAACGATCAGACAACAGGTGCAGGATTTATCCCAACACCACAAAGCACACAGCTACTTAACTTCCTTTCTAATGCAGATCGCCCAATGATTGATTCAATCACTCGCGGCACAATGCCAGAATTTGGAAAAACATTTGAGTTGCCTAAGATTACTGAAGTGCCTATAGTTGACCAGATTGATGAAAATGGTGCTGTTACAGAGTCACAACTCGAAGCATCTTACATCACAGTTACAAAGAAGTCCTTTAAGGGTCGTGCAATCACTACTCTAGAATTGCTAACAAATTCAACACCTGCATTCCTAGACGAGCTTCTTGTCCAGATGGAATTTGCTTACGCAAAAGACACAGAGACATATGTAACTGGTGAAATTGGTAACAATGGTACTCTTAACGCAACAGCACAGGCTAATTCAGCCGATGGCTTGCTAAAGTATGTATCAAGCGCAGCAGCAGCAGTTTATGCAGCATCGCTCGGATTTGCTCGTAATATGGTGGTATCGACTCAGCAATGGGCTAACATCATGAGCTACAACGATCAAGGCCGTCCAATCTACATTGCGGCTAATCCTCAAAACGCAGGTGGCGCACTTACACCTACAAGCCTTCGCGGATCCGTTGCAGGTCTTGACCTTCGCGTATCTCGCTACTTGAATTCATCTACCACAGCAGATTATTCAATGGCTGTTATCAACCCAGATGCTTACACATGGTACGAGGGTGCTCGTCAGCAGCTTCGCACTAATGTTAATTCAGACGGAACAGTGGACATCCTGCTGTTCGGTCAGGGTGCACTTGCCACCAAGCTAGGTGCAGGCGCAAACTGGTTCAACCTAACCTGATAACTAGGTAATTAAGTCGCTCTGGGGAGTAGTAGCCCTCTACTCCCCAGAGTCTTTAGAAAGGACATCATGGCACTTACAACAGTTGCAGAATTACGCTCAACATTAGGCGTAGGCACTTTATACACTGATGCCGTCCTTCAAGAAGTATGCGATGCAACAGATGTAGTCCTACTTCCCATGCTTTGGAATAACTACACATTTAATGTGGCACACAGCAATACAACAACAGAGGGCACACTATATTTTAATGAACCAATTAAAGATGTTTTTTATGTAGGTCAGACAATAGCAATAACTGGCAATGGCGCACCGCATAACGGATCTAAAGCAATTACTGGAATGACTGACATATCCATCACTTACGCAGTAACAGGCACTCCAGCAGAAAAACCCAGACACAATGTCGCACCTTTTGGACAAGTTGCAGTCGTGCCGACAGTTGATTACTCTACTGACACAGCCATTCAGCAAGCAGCTCTTATGATATCTGTTGAAATCTGGCAAGCGCGTACAGCCACCCTTTCAGGCAGTAACGCAGTCGATTTCCAGCCAAGCCCTTACCGAATGAGCGCACAGCTTCTCGCTAAGGTGCGAGGATTGATTGCACATGCGCTAGACCCTCGCTCAATGGTGGGCTAATGCCGCCAGTAGCGATAACCACACTCCGCACTACTTTAGCCACCGCGCTAGTAGATAATACAAAATATCAAACTTTTGCATTTCCACCTGCCACAGTTCTTGCTAACTCCGTTATCGTGTCTCCAGATGATCCGTATCTTACACCTACTAATAACCAGCACATCACTATTAGCCCAATGGCTAACTTTAAGATCATTATGACAGTGCCTTTGTTTGACAATGAGGGAAACCTTAATGGCATAGAAGATACTGTTTGTGGCGTGTTCGCTAAGTTAGCGGCATCATCTCTGGTCTATAATGTAAGCGCAGTAAGCGCACCTAGTATTCTCAACGCTGCTTCGGGAGACCTTCTCAGCTGTGAGATGTCCGTATCAATCCTTACGAGTTGGAGTTAATATGTCCGAGTGGGAACTAGAGAACGAAGCCTTCCTGAAAAAAATCGGGCAGGTTAGCACACCAACACCAAAGCCAGCATCTACTAAGAAAGACGAGGAATAATCCTAATGGCTGTATTTCTAAATAACAATGTAGGCGTTAAGATTAACACTGTTGATCTTTCTGACCATGTAACAGCAGTAACAATCAATCGCACATTCGATGAGCTAGAGGTTACTGCAATGGGTGACACAGCACACAAGTTTGTTAAAGGCTTGGAAGCATCTACTGTAACAATCGATTTCCTAAACGACACAGCTTCAGCAAATGTTCTAGCAACATTGCAGGCTGCTTGGGGAACCACAATCACTTGTGTATTCCTACAGACAAAGGGAACAGCAGTTTCAGCGACTAACCCTCTCTATACTGTTTCTCTGTTGGTAAACAACACCACAGACATTAACGGATCTGTCGCTGATATCGGAGTACAATCGATTACATTTACTGCTAACTCAACAGTTGCAGTAGCCACATCAGGCACATTCTAAAACTAAACTAAAGGGGCTAATCATGGCAAAACTAAAGATCGTTCGTACAGATGGAAGCGTGTTAGAAGGCCAGATTACTCCAGCAGTGGAGTATTCGTTCGAGCAGTACGCGAAAAAGGGTTTCCACAAGGCTTTCCGAGATGAGGAAAAGCAGTCGGATGTTTATTGGTTGGCATGGGAAGTCACTCGCAGGTCAGGTGAAACTGTTAAGCCTTTCGGGATAGAGTTCATTGAGACACTTAAAAGTGTTGAGGTGCTTGACTCAGACCCTTTAGCTTAAAGCGCGATCTTCCATTCACCTATCTAATTGCTAGGCTAAGCATTAGGTTGGGAATCGCGCCACAGCACTTATTAGAATTAGACAAGACCATGCTAGATGCACTTGTGCAAGGTCTCAAAGATGAAGCGAAGGAGTCCAGCGATGCCAGCAAGCGTAAAGGGCGGCATTGAACTTCGCAAGGCTCTTAAAGAGTTTACTCCCGATCTTGCTAAAGAAACACAAAAAGAAATCGCTACAATCTTGAAACCTATTACTGCTAAAGCTCGTGGCTTTATTCCTAGCACTTCACCTTTAAGTGGTTGGGCTAGAAGTAGTGATACTAAGTGGGGCAGTGACCGCGCATGGAGCACAGGCGAAGCCAAGCGAGGCATTGGATATAAGACAACACCTTCTCAGCCTAACCGCAGTGGATGGCGTTCCCTTGCTCGCATTGTCAATGCTTCTGTTGCTGGATCTATTTATGAGACTGCTGGTCGTAAAAATCCACAAGGACGACCACAAGCTCCAATGAAACAAGTAGTAGCACCAAGACATATAAACTACGGCAAAATGATCCGCTCTGGATCTAAAGACGAATCAATGAGCAATAATCCTAATGCTGGACAACAGTTCATTGATGCCATGAACCGCACAGGTCGCATTGTTGATGCTTACCAAAGAGCAGAAGGTCAAGCAGGACGCGCTTCTCGCAAGTTAAGAGGTCGCGCAATCTTTCGTGCATGGGCAGAAGATCAAGGCAAAGCCACAGCAGCAGTCATCAAAGCAATAGAATCTTCTAAAGACAAACTAGAATCAAGATTGAAGGTGAAGTAATGGCAGCAGATGTAAAGATTGATATTGCCGCCGAGTTCACTGGCAAAAAGGCTTTCAAGCAAGCAGACACAGCCACCCAGAAACTCATGGGTAATGTTAAAAAACTAGCTGGAGCAGTTGGTCTGGCTTACGGCACTTCTGCAATCATCGCTTATGGCAAGGCTTCCGTAAAAGCCTTTGCAGCAGATGAAGCAGCAGCCAGACGATTAACAACAGCTGTAGAAAACTTAGGCATTGGCTTTGCAAACCCTGAGATCTCTAACTACATTGCTAAGTTAGAGAAATCAGCAGCCATTGCCGATGACATTCTTCGTCCAGCCTTCCAGTCTTTACTGACCACTACGGGTTCATTGACCAAGTCTCAGGAACTACTTAACAACGCTATCCAGATCAGTCGCGCATCAGGGGTAGATCTCGGTACAGTTACAAGCGATCTTGCTAAAGGTTATGTAGGAGTTACGAGAGGTCTTGCTAAATACAACACAGGATTGACCAGAGCAGAACTTCAATCTAAATCATTTTCTGACATCTTAAGCATCATGCTTGCTCGGTCTGCAGGATCAGCTGAGGATTATCTAAGTTCTACTTCTTACCAGATGAATGTGCTTAGCATCGCTACAGGCAACGCTTCTGAGATTATTGGTGGCGGTCTAGTTGATGCCTTTGCTCGCATAGGTGGTGGCACTGAGGCTAGTGATGCCGCTGCTGCTATCGAGACTGTTGCTTCTGCAATCGCTAAAATCACTGTTGCTACAGGCGCAACAATCGGTGCAATTCCTAATCTTCTAAAGAATCTAAAGAACCTACCTAAGCAAATCTTCTTCGGCTTTGCAGGTAAGCAGACAGGTACTAATTTAAGCGCACCTAAGAAGGAAGAAAACAAACTTACTATAACGCAAGTGCAACAGCAGCAAGCACTAGCTAAATTAGAAGCAGCAGCTGTCAAGCGTAACAAGGAACTCCTAGCACTAAAGAGCAAGCAAGTAGCAGCCGATAAGAATAAACTTGCACTAGAGAAGGCACAGTTAGCATTGGGCAAGGGTGGCAATGTCTTTGACATGGATGCCATCCAACTCAATGCGGCACTTATCTCTCAGGCTGAGCAACTAGGTAAGGCAACTTCTTCTGCTCAGGTTCTAGCCATTGCCAATGACACTGCTCGACTCAATGTCAAGAAGTCAATGCTTGAACTAGAACAGGCAATCGCTTCAGGTGATCTAAAGGCTATCGAATCAGCGACTGCTAAACTCAATAAAGATGTAGCAATTTTAGGAACTTTGACTAATCAAAAATACACAATGCAAGACATCAAGTCTATTCTTGATACCTTAAAGCCAGCAGACCTAATTAACCTGCAGAATCTTAAAGATGCTATTGCTTTGCTTGGACAAATCAAGATTCCTACTATGGCTGCAAGTGTTGCACCATCTGGCTCATCTGTTGCTAGAGCATTAGAGAGTTTTAAGGGCACAGCAGCTAGTGCCTTTGAGTCATTGACTGCTGCTCAACAGGCAACACTAGGTGGTTACCAGCCCTTTGTCGGTGCATCAATCCCAGCAACTGTCACAGACTTCGGTGGATCAGGTGCAGGCTTGGGCAATAATGGCACAGGACGACAAGTGCCAGCAGGAGTCACTATCAATGTTAATACAGGCATTGGTGATCCTAATGCTATTGCTGAGGCTATTGACAATGTGCTTACAGAGGCAGTCCAGCGTGGCACTCTAAGAGGTCTGTTAATCGCATGACATGGCTGCCAGAATGGCGAGTAACAG